GATAAAGTTGTACCCATATCAGTCAACTACCCGTTCTTTTTTAAACCCATTCAAGATGGTATGGACAGGCCGAAAACGGAACTTGCATATCGTGTTCCGGCATCAAAACTAACTAGAAGAAAACTTGAGTCGAATGAACAACTCAGAGAATTAGAAGGACTTGATACGACTATTGACTGGAAAAACACAGGTGACAACTCTTATGATGGTGAAAAGCTAAAACTATTAGCTCATGATGAAAGTGGTAAATGGGAAAGACCTGATAATATATTAAACAACTGGAGAGTTACAAAAACTACATTAAGATTAGGATCAAAAATAGTAGGTAAATGTATGATGGGCTCAACTTCAAATGCTTTAGACAAAGGTGGAAATAATTTCAAAAAACTATACTATAATTCAGACGTTACAGAAAGAAATAAAAACGGACAGACAACTTCTGGACTCTATAGCTTGTTCATACCTATGGAGTGGAACTACGAGGGATTCATCGATACTTATGGACTACCTGTCTTCATTATTGGGTCAGATAGAGTCAAAGGAGTTGACACTTTCTACATTACAACAGGCGTTATTGAACACTGGCAAAACGAAGTTGACGGATTAAAAAACGATCAAGATAGTTTAAACGAGTATTACAGGCAGTTTCCAAGAACTGAACAACACGCTTTTCGAGACGAATCTAAACAAAGTCTTTTTAACTTAACAAAAATTTATCAACAGATAGATTATAATGAAGAGTTTAATAATAATTCTACAGTCACTAAAGGTAAATTTATATGGAACAATGGTATAAAAGATACTACAGTTATGTTTGTGCCAAATGAACAAGGTAGATTTTTAATATCTTGGGTTCCACCTAAAAACTTACAAAATCGAGTGATTATAAAAAATGGTGTTAAATACGCTGGCAACGAGCATATTGGCGCTTTTGGCCTTGACAGCTACGATATTAGTGGCACTGTTGATGGCAAAGGGTCTAACGGGTCGCTGCACGGGTTAACTAAATTCTCCATGGAAGATGCGCCACCTAACCATTTCTTTTTAGAATATATATCAAGGCCACAAACAGCTGAAATATTTTTTGAAGATGTATTAATGGCAATGGTTTTTTACGGCATGCCTATATTAGCTGAAAACAATAAACCTAGATTTTTGTATTATTTAAAACGAAGAGGCTATAGAGGTTTTTCTATAAATAGACCAGATAAAACCTGGAACAAGTTATCTGTTACAGAGAAGGAGATAGGTGGAATACCTAATTCAAGTGAAGACATTAAACAGGCTCATGCAGCTGCGATTGAGTCTTACATTGAAGAATACATTGGTCAATTAGGCGATAATCACGGAGATATGTATTTTCAAAAAACATTAGAAGATTGGGCTGTTTTTAATATAAATAATAGAACTAAACATGATGCTACTATAAGCTCTGGTTTAGCTGTTATGGCTTGTAATAAAAACAAATATAAACCTATTCACGAACTTAAACGACAACCTGTCTATCTAGGATTTAAAAGATATGATAATGAAGGTAGTATTTCAAAAATAATAAAATAAATAGATGCAAATTTACACTAATAATAATAGTTCTTTTCCAGATCAGGTGGTACCTGACGCGGAAAAAGCTACTTTAGATTATGGGCTTGCTGTCGGTAGGGCGATTGAAGGTGAATGGTTTAGAAACTATAGAGGAGCTAACTCACCTGGTTATGCAGTTAACTTTAATCAATACCATACTTTAAGACTTTATGCTAGAGGTGAACAGTCTGTACAGAAATATAAAGACGAACTAGCTATAGATGGTGATTTATCATATTTAAACTTAGACTGGAAGCCAGTTCCTGTAGTTTCAAAATTTGTTGATATTGTAGTTAATGGAATATCTGAAAGAAATTATGAAATAAACGCTTTTGCTCAAGACCCACTATGTGCAAGACAAAGAACAGAATATGCAACTGGGTTATTAACTGATATAAACGCTAAGCAATTTTTGCAAAGCGTAGAAAAAACTTTACAAGTAAACGCTTATAATTCTCCTGATCCTGACAACGCACCTCAAAACAAGGAAGAATTAGAAGTACATCTTCAAATGAATTTTAAACAATCTGTAGAAGTAGCAGAAGAAGAAGTTATTAATCAAGTTTTAGAAAAAAATAAATTTGACCTAACTAGAAGAAGATTAAGTTATGATTTAACTGTTTTAGGTATAGGTTGTGTAAAAACAAATTGGAATAAAGCCGAAGGTGTTAAAGTAGAATATGTAGATCCGGCAACTTTAGTTTATTCATATACTGAAGATCCAAATTTTGAAGATATATATTATGTTGGAGAAGTAAAGTCAGTTTCTCTTGGAGATTTAAAAATGCAATTTCCAAATATAACTGATGAAGAATTAGAAACAATACAAAAATACCCTGGCAATGCAGAGTATCTTAGAAACTGGAATGGAAGAGGCGATGATCTAACTGTGCAAGTTATGTATTTTGAATACAAAACTTATTCAGACCAAGTTTTTAAGATAAAAAGAAATGAATATGGTTTAGAAAAAGCGCTAGAAAAACCAGACACATTCAATCCTTTGTCTACGCAGTACTTTGAAAGAGTATCTAGGACTATAGAAACATTGTATAGTGGCGCTAAAATACTTGGACATCCAATGATGTTAAAATGGAATTTAGCTCAGAACATGACTAGACCAATGGCTGATACAACTAAAGTTAACATGAATTACCAAATATGTGCACCTAGAATGTACAAAGGTAAAATTGACTCTTTAGTGAATCGTGTAACTGGTTTTGCAGATATGATTCAGTTAACTCATTTAAAAATACAACAAGTATTATCAAGAGTTGTTCCTGATGGTGTTTTTCTAGACGTTGATGGTTTAGCTGAGGTTGATCTTGGCAATGGAACTAACTACAATCCAAGAGAAGCTTTAAATATGTATTTTCAAACTGGTAGTATTGTTGGTAGATCAATGACTCAAGATGGTGATCCTAACAGAGGAAAAATTCCTATACAAGAACTACAGAGCGGATCTGGAAGTCAAAAAATGTCTAACTTAATACAGACTTATCAGTATTATTTACAAATGATAAGAGATGTAACCGGACTTAATGAAGCTAGAGATGCTAGTGCTCCGGCTAAAGATAGCTTGGTAGGTTTACAGAAACTTGCGGCAGCTAACTCTAATGTAGCAACTAGACATATACTACAAGCCCAAATGTTTTTAACATTGAGAGCTTGCGAAAATATATCGTTAAGAGTGGCAGATTCTTTACAGTTTCCACTTACTAGACAATCTTTGATGAATAGTATATCTACATATAATACTGAAACTCTATCTGAACTAGCAAATTTAAATATGCATGACTTTGGTATATTTTTAAACTTAGAACCTGACGAAGAAGAAAAAGAAAAACTAGAAGAAAATATTCAAATAGCATTAAAGTCTGGCCAAATAAACCTAGAAGACGCTATAGATATAAGAGAAGTTAGAAACATACAATTAGCTAATCAGTTTTTAAAGTTTAGAAGAAAGAAAAAAGCTGAAGCAGATCAAAAAGCACAACAAGCTAATATAGAAGCACAGGCACAGGCTAACCAACAAACAGCTGAAAAAGCCGCTATGTTTGAAGTTCAAAAGCAACAAGCTACAGCTGAAACGCAAGTTCAAGTTGAACAAGCTAAATCGCAGTTTGAAATACAACGTATGGAAATGGAAGCTACTATTAAAAAGCAAATACTAGAAATACAACACAAGTTTAACATGCAGCTTGAGCAAGCTAAAATGCAAAAAGATAGACAAAGAGAAGAACTTATTGAAGATAGAAAAGATAAAAGAACTAGAATATCAGGTACTCAACAGAGTCAAATGATAGATCAAAGAAAAAACAATTTATTACCAAAGGATTTTGAAACAACTAATCCTAACAACACGGGCGATATGGGTGTAGAACCTTTAATGCCGTAACACTATTAATTATTATATTATATTATGTCAGAAACAATCCAAGATAAAGAGGCGCAGCCTTTGACAATCAAAAAACCAAAAAAACTAGGAGAAAACGTACCTGGTAAAGAATACAAGGTAGATTTAAACAAGAAACAAGAAGATGCCATTCAAGAACAAAAAACAAATGATAGCGATGTTGTTGTCCAAAAAGACGAAAACAAAGAAAGTAGCGAAAGAGTGGCTGAAGAAGTACGGCCCACCGAAGAAGTAGTAAAATCTCCTATAACAGAAATAGAACATGTAAATAAGGTAGAACATCCAGTAATTGAAGAACCAAAAGCTTTAACTCCTGTTGTGCCTGAAAACATCCAAAAGCTTGTTGATTTTATGAAAGAAACTGGAGGAACTGTTCAAGATTATGCTAGATTAAGCACAGACTACTCTGAAGTAGATGACAATACGCTTTTAAAAGAATATTACAAAAATACTAAACCACACCTTAATCAAAAAGAAATTAAGTTCATAATGGAAGATAATTTCAAAATTGACGAAGATGTGGATGAAGAGCGAGATCAAATGAAAAAAAAGCTCGCTTACAAAGAAGAAATTGCTAAAGCTAAACAGTTTTTAGAGGACACTAAAAATAAGTATTACGAAGAAATCAAGTTGAGATCAAACGTAAGCAAGGAGAATCAAGAAGCTATAGAGTTTTACAATAAACACAACAAAGAACAAGAAGTGGCTCAACAGAGGAGACAGGTTTTTGAGAATAAAACTAACAAATTATTTGGCGAAGATTTCAAAGGTTTTGAATTTAACGTTGGAGAAAAAAGTTTTAATTATCAAATACAAGATGCTAAATCAATCTCTGAAGAACAAGCAAACCTAAGTACTTTTATTAAGAAGTTCTTAAATAAAGACGGAGAGATTGCGGATGCTAACGCTTATCACAAGGCAATTTATGCTGCTCGAAACGCTGATACTATTGCTAAACATTTTTATGAGCAAGGTAAAGCCGACGCTGTAAAAGATGTTGTAGCTAAATCTAAAAATATAAGTACAGACCCTAGGCCTCAAGCTGGTGGAGATGTATTTATAGGAGGTTTAAGAGTTAAAGCTGTTAATGGGGTAGACAGTTCTAAGTTGAAATTTAAAGGAAAAAAAAAGAACAATTAATAAAAAAATAAAAAAATGAGTTTTAATACAGGGGGAAGTTTTCCCGCAAGTTTAGTTCCTTCTCAGACTAGACAAGCTCTTCACAGTAACTATCTAACTTTTGATGGTGCTGATGGTGGAAATTTTGCACAGCAATATTTACCAGAGCTTTATGAAGCTGAGATCGAAAGATATGGAAACAGAACAATTTCTGGTTTCTTAAGAATGGTTGGCGCTGAAATGCCAATGACATCAGATCAAGTAATATGGTCTGAACAAAATAGATTACACATCGCTTACAAGAAGTGTCAAATTACTGGTGTTTCTGGACAAGATGATGCTGATGTTCAGTTAAGACTTAACTTAGCTATTGCTCAACCTAATACTGCAGCTGCTTCACGTAGAGGTGCTATTAGAGTTGGTAATACTATTTTAATGTCTGACGTTGCTACAGGTCTTATTGTACAAAAAGGTTTAGTACAAGCTGTAGGTTCACAAGCTAATGGAAATCTAGATAATATTGAAGTTAAGTTTTACGGTACTGCAACTAACTCTTTAGGAACTGCTGCTGATTCAGTTAACGTATTCGTTTACGGTTCTGAGTTTGGAAAAGGTTCTGTAGGAATGGAAGGTTCTATTAATCCAGAATTTACTCAATATGCTAACAGACCTATGATCTTAAAAGACAACTTCCAAATTAACGGTTCTGACACTGCTCAGATCGGTTGGGTTGAAGTTGCTACTGAAGATGGTCAGTCTGGGTACTTATGGTACTTAAAAGCTGAGTCTGAAACTAGATTAAGGTTTGAAGATTATTTAGAAATGGCAATGGTTGAAGCTGAAAATATGTATAATGCAAGTTATACAGAAGCTGGTAACGCTGTACAATATCAGTATGGTGGTGCTGGAGCTGCTCCAGGTGCTGCTATATCTAGTGACATTCAAGGTTCTGAAGGTTTATTCGCTGCTATCGAAGCAAGAGGTAATGTATACTCTGGTTTTGCTGGTGCTGCTGCTCCTGGTTCAGGTGCTTTA